CAATGTATACAAAAACAGAAATGTTACGGATTGTCCGCGATCTCATCAAGAGCATCTCTGATTTCTTTCTCAGTCTTCGCTCGTTTAAGTTGATCAATTCCATCTGAATGTCGTTGCTCTCGTTTTTCATCGATAGATTTTCTCCACTCATTGTAAAGACCTACCATCAACTTTATTAAATTGATGGCTTGGATTAATGCTTTTATATATGTCATGTTATTTACTTACTGCTTTAATTAATTCTTTTACTTCTGGTAATAAGACCAAAAATAAAGCAATGAATTCATCTAGCTTAATGTCTTTAGCTTCAGCTGGAACTTTTTCAATGTCTTCATATGCTTTTAATAATAAAGATTTCATTTGAGGCTCTTGCATCTTAGCTAATAAAACAGGCATATCTGCAACCTGAACTCCATCTTTGAAGCTCTCTGCCATTAATACTGATAATTTCATGAATGCTAATAATACTTCCTGTAAATTTTCTTTACCAACTTGTTCCATGTGGTCTCCTTACTTGCTTACTAGAGCTAAAAATATTTGGAATACGACTCCTAAAATTACTGACACCACCATAGTGCCTGCAACAATCTCGTATTTAAATTTCAACATCTGATCTAATTTACTGTCAACGGCCTCTATCGTTGCTTCTAATTTTTCAAATCTGTCATTGGTATCTCTCTTATGATCATCCATGTTCTTAAGTATAATATCAACTAAACGATTTTCCATTTATATTTCCTTTTCTAGACTGGACGACCGTAGAATTTTCTAACTATATAATTAATTGTATATGTTGCTGATACTCCAGATTTATATGCATAAAGCTTTTCACCTGCATAAAGTTTATATTTACCTACTGTCATTAAATCAGTTCCATTGTGGTAAACAACATCTGCACCGTTGTCATCGCAGTATGGTCTATTAACATCAGTAGCAATTATTTGATAAGGAACTGGAGGTGTATGATTAGAAAATGTTGATCCAAAAGTATAAACTTGATCATCTTTATATGGACAATATAGTGACCCAGTTGTTCCAGAAGTATTAGTTACCTCAACATTCAATCCAGATGTACCACCTGCTCCAGATCTTGATAGTAAAGATATGTAGACTACAGCATATAAGAAGTTTGAATCAGATGGTGCAGTATATTGTAGAGCAGCTGTTCCACTACTTACATTCGTTGTTGTTACAACCTCTGTAGTTACATAAAAACTATCTGTTTGATAAGTCGCCATCTTATACTCCTAAATAATTGTTAATTTTATTAATGATTAATGTCTTTTCGCTTTCGCTATACCAAGATCCTGAATAATTTTCGATCATAGTCTTTGCCAAGATTAAAGAACCCGACCAAATGAGTCTTTCAATTGTTGCTAAATCTTGATCTTGCATCAATTGAGAAAACTGTATTGCTGTGTAATTTTTAGATGAATTAATCTCTGCAATGTCAGCAAGTAACTTAGCTCCAAACTCTTGATTGCCAAGTCTTTGTTTTAGTTTATTCATAGAATTAATTTCATTAGTTACATCTATTACTTCATATGAAACTGTTGCTTCGTGATTAATCGTTTGCTCAGGTTGTATTTCTAAACCATCGTCATTGATAATAGCTGGTATTGTTTCAACATAAGCAAGGCGACCAAAGTGATCGCCCTTTTCTGCTAAGAATGCATCGATTTCAGCTTGGTCGTGAAAGTCATTGAACATATCACCATGTTTTTTTGATTTAATTTTTAAACGTAACATTTTATAACCCCACTCTGATGATATTAATATTTGTTGGAGACACTGCCAATGTACCTGACCCACTCACAGTCACAGAACCACTTGGTCTTATATCGATGTAATCACCTGCTGCTAATCTGACAGTGCCGTAGTAACTCGCATCGGTTGACCCAATGTCATATCCAACGCGTTTATATGCTGAGCCGTTTTTGTATAAAATGACTGATGTACCTGACGTTAAATCTATTGTACCGCCGACTGAATAAAGACCAGCCGCGATTGCTGTAAATTTCCAGCTCGCGCCAGTTGTGACCAATGACCCATGAGAATCATACTCTTTAGTGTCAAAGTTGATCGGTGCAGTGGTTGAATATGTTCCACTCGCTGACATATAGTAACTTGCTGCAATCGTTTCACTTGCTGCAATTTGATTAGGTCCTGAAATTCTTACAAGCTGAATAAAATATTCACCTGTTGATGCTCCAACAGAATTCTCTCCAGATCCTTGTCTAATATCAATAGTATCACCAACCTTGAGGTCTGGTAGTAACTTGCTCATAGTTAAGTGATAAGTAGAATTTGGAGTTCCTAAGTTTTTATAAAGACTTCCGTTTTTGTAAACCAACATAGTTGTTGATGATGTTGCTGTCTTATAACCTACAGTTATTACATAATCACCAGCAACTCTAATTGTTGCTGTATCGCTTGACCACATTCCATGAGAATCCTTCAAAACAGTATCGTATGTTATTTTTGTTGTATTTCCAACAATGCTAGTTTGAGTAGAGGTCTTCTCAATCATCATATCTACAACACGAGTATCTTGCTGATCGCTCATCTGAACGCTTGATGATAATCCTGCAACTTGAACACTTGCTTTAAATGAAACAGCACTTGTTGAAGAGAATGCAGTTGTACCATTTATTTTTGTAAATCCTGATGAACCGTCTTGATTCCCGAAAGTTAAATACGTAACTCCACTTTCAATTAATGGATTAACTTTCGCAGCGGTGGTATTTGCAAAGATAACAAAGTCACCTGCTTTTCTAATACCTTGAGTTAGTGTTGTTGAAGTATATCCGCTTGGTAGACCAATGCGAGCCTCAACAGCTGATGTCGTACCATTCGTCCATTTTGCGTCTATCTCAATGCTTGAACCAACTCTTCTCCAGTAAAACTCTGCATTTGTAATTGTACCAAAACCTTGAGTTGTTGGAGTATAAGACTGCCAATCTGTAACTGGTGTTCCATATGAATATGTCGAAGGCGTCACCATGATATCATCTACTTTTAACGTAAATGTTAGAGCAGTCGTTGTTGCCACGTGAAATAACAATCGATATGTCGAACCAGTCGCACTTGTTTGGAATGATCCATTAAACATATCTGCTATTGTTGTACTGTTAGAAAATAACTTAATATTACTTGGCTCAATTAATTGAGAATTAGTTACATCATAAATGTAAACGATAACATCTGAATCTGTTGTTCTTGTCCCAGCTGTAAAAACACCATTATCAAGTAAATAATTAAATGATATGTTTAAGACCTTACCACGATACGCTGGATTAACTGTAAAATCCCAATTCCAACCATTACCTTGTTGATTTAATACTGGTTTAAATAATGTAAATGAAGCATTACCAGTTAATGGATTTGTCGTAGTCGTTGATAACGAGACGTTAGGACTTCCACCAGTACCATCTGTTGGCCTTGAACCAGAATCAGCATAAACGCCAGCCCCAGTTGTTCCACTCTCAGCATCTCCATATGTAATTAAGTTAACTAAACCACCACCACTACCAACACTTGTTTCAACCCCAGCAGAGTTTAAAATAGTAAGTTTATTAGTGCTATCCTTCATGTACATTTTATAAAAACCACTTGATGGATTTGATGGCGTAGACGCTTGTCCGTCAAGTGTAGCAATATCAACTGTAGGAGTATTTATTGTAGGTGATGTTAATGTTTTATTAGTTAATGTTTGTGAATCAGTTGTGCCAACCACAGAACCAGTTACACCATGAACTCCACTAGATGCTCCAGTATGAGCTGTCAGTGAAGATGTAGACGCCTTAGAGTCAATCTGAGTTTGAATTGCTGAAGTCACACCATTGACGTAACCGATCTCAGTTGATGTTGTTGTTGCCGCAGTAAGTGCCCCAGCACCATCTGTAATTACAGCTCTATTTGCTGTTAATGTTGGGCCGCCGCCTCCGCCACTAATAGATGAATATAATACTTTCTTTTTATTATAACTATCAGCAGAGTCCTCAATAATGAAAACGTCATTAGCTACAGGTGTTGCTTTAGTTGTGAAAGTGTTTATATCTCCTGCACTTCTTTTTAATTGAGCATCATCAGTAACATTACCTAAACCAACTTGCGTTTTAGTAACACTGTGTGGATTTGATGTGTTTCCTGTATGACTATCTAAATTTGATTGCACAGTAGATGCTGCACCTAAAGCATCATAGGCAGCATTACCCTCTGTAGATGTTAAATATTGCGGATGTGGATCTAATGCAGCTTCATGAGTAGAAACAGCCGTTGATCCCTTGTCTGTATTTGTTAGGTCAATAGCATTCCCAGCATCATTATATGATACTGATACTCCTGAATGTGTTCCACTCGTTAAAGCAGACGCAGCCGCATCTTGTGATGCTTCAGTAAAATCACTAATTGTCGATGCTAATTGAGTGCCCGTATGGTTTGCTCTTTGAATTGCATATGCTTGAACAGCGGAATCAGCCGAAGCCTGTGCAGTCGAAACTGGCTTATTCACATCTGAAGTATTATCAACATTTCCTAATCCAACTTGCGCCTTAGTAACACTATGAGGATTTGATGTATTTGCAATATGAGAATCTAATGCTGATCCGTCTATTGATAAATCACGACCGTCAACAAGACCATCTTTAATTAAAGTTCCATCAATCGTTACACCACTATTTAGCGTAGACTCATCAATTGTATCTGACTTAATCCCAGCAGAAAATGTCTTAAGTGCTGTCATTGTTTGAGCGAAATTGGCAGTTATAATTTCACTCATAGTACCAACAACACCAACTTTCCATTTACTTGCTAGTGTTGAATCAAATAGAAATTGTCCATCTGCACTTGTTCTATCTACAGCTATCCCAGCATCCTCTGCGCTTGCATCATTGCCGCCTGAATTAATAACTACATATTTGTCCTCAACTACTAAATTAGTTGTATTTAAAGTAGTTGTTGACCCATTTACTGTTAAATCACCGTTGATTATAACATCATCTGAAAATGTTTTATCACCAGCTAATGTTAAAGGATTATTTAAGATATCATTTACATCTGATTGTAGAGCAGAAACATCAGACTGTAGTGTGCTTACTTGACCCTGTAGTGTCGTAATGTTTCCTTGAGCAGCAGTAATGTTAGTTTGAGCCGTACCGAGTGATGCATCAATCTTACCAATTGCAACCTTGTGAGAGTCTCCATTTGCAACATTTGTATTACTAGAATAATTCTTTCTAGTAGAATCACCCTCACCTGTCATACCAACAGCATCAAATGTTTCATTAATCGCTCTTTGAGCATTTGTAATTACAGCACCGCTATTAACATTTGCTGTATTCTGTAATCCCAAAACACCAGTCGTGCTTGTATCTGTTGTTCGTGATACAAGTTTACTATTTACTACCGATGCTTCTACTTGTTCCCCATTAACTACTGCCATCTTAAACCTCAATAACTCTGAAAGTTAAAAGCCCCGTTGTATAATAACCGAGCTTGTCATTGATCTCATTTATTTTAAATCCTAGTCCGATTTGGTCAACCAATGTTTTCTCTAGGACTAAAGTATAGTATGTGTTTACATCTGATTCATCTGACATAAACTCTACTGCGCCCTTGCGTACTAAAAACTCCATAAAGCTTTTAGCTTCATTGTATCCATTAACATTGGTTCTAATATAAGAATCTGATGCATGATGATTGTTTGTTATGTACTCAATTGTACAGGTCATGATCTTTTTAATACCATAACGCACAACCTCCATGCGACCGCTTGCTGTTTCATTAATCACGCCATCAACTGCATATTGATTAGCTTCAGGATCTTGATAATCTAAAAGATAAAACTGTGGTTTATATTCTAAACCAACAACATTATCAGAAGTGTAAGACATCAAACCTGTTTTATCAGAACCGTTAAATCCGATTACTGAATATACTCCACTTGTATAATGACTTCCTGTTGCTGCTAATATTGAGAATGTCCCTGATGATGAAATAATAAGCTTTCTGTTATCTCTATCAATATTGACATTATATGTATTAGATACAGCAACATCATTTAATGCCCTCTCTAGTTCAACGGCAATCTGACCTAAGGAATATAGCCCACTCGTGAGAGAGGCTGATATCTCACCAGCCCCTTCATTAAAATCGAAATATATGTTTTGAGTATTTATCTCTATTCCATACCAGAATTTAGAATATGTATTTAAAGCCATTATGCTAATGCTCCTCTTCGAATTTTTACGTCTCTCGCATCGACTGCCTTATTGATTAAATCAACAAATCGAACGCCTGTTTCCTCAGCATCAAGTATGTCTCCCTGAATATTGAATACAACCTCTGTTTGAGCGCGTCTTTCAGGTTGTGTATCTTGAGCAACATTAATAATTGGAGAATCATTATTTGCTAATACACCACCTCCAGATGGAGAAAATCCACCAGTTGCTCCAGATGTGGCAGCATTAGTTAAAGCAGATCCAACTGATGCTTTTAACAGCGATCCTAGAGCAATTAAACCAACACCTGCAGCGATTGCTGTGCCACCAGACAATGTTGCTAACGATTGTCCTAATGCTGTTGTTGCTATTCCTATTGCAACCATCGATTGACCAATGCTCACAAGCATATCACCAATAATTGATGCTACTGATTTACCAAGCTCTTCCCAGCCAGCCTTACCAGTTCTTAAAGATAGAACCATTTGATTAATTGCCGCTGTAGTTGATTGAACCAAAGCATTGTTAACTTGTGAGTTTATTTGCTGTGCTGTTTGCAATCTTTGTTGCTGTAATCTCTTCTCTTCTACATTAAGTGTTTCGCCTATGCGTAAAAGATCGGCAGATAGATTCTCAAAAGATGCCTTTGATAACTCTTGGTATTGATCTTGTGTTATCTTCTTTTCAGATAATAACTTAGAATAATTATCATTGTCTTGCTGATATTTTAAATATCTATTTTGAACATCAAGATCTAGTTGAGCCTGATATTTTTGCTCATCTGTAATTGCTTGATTCAGTCTAATTTGTGCAGAATCTTGCTGTAATGCTAGTAATTGCTGATTAAATACAGCTAAATTTTCTACTTGTTTTTGCTTCTCTGCTTTTAATTGATTTGTATCTAAACCACCGACTGTTGGTGTAAATGTAGATGTCTTTTGTAACTCTGTTAACTGTGATTTAAGAGTGTTTATTTGTTCTTTTGTTCTAGTAATTGCAGCTTCTGTAGCTTTTGAGATTCTATCTCCAGCAAGGAAATCAAACTCTCCTGTATCACCTGAAGACGATGCTGTAGATTGTAATCTTTGAAGCTCTAATTCAAGCTCTTTGATCTTGTCTTTTGTCTTACTTGCCTCGTCACCAGCACCAGTTAATATTCTTAGTGCTCTTGCTGTATCTTGAGCAGCTTGTAAAAAGAATTGTCCAAAATTAGAATTAACAAACTTTGAAAACTCTTCATATACATCATTTAATGCTACACCTATTTGTGTGATTGAGTCTTTAAGTGGTGTTGCTGATTTCTCTACTCCACTAAATCTACTTGATCCAGTAGTTAATAACTCATTCAATATTGCTTGTTGTTTTTGCGCCTGATTTAACTCACCTGTAGTTAAACCAATTTGCTCTTTATATTTTTTGATAGCAGATTCAGAATCTACATATATATCAACTGATTTTAATAACTTTGTATTTCCACTCTCAACCGCTCTAACTATCAATTCAAAATTAGTCTGTATATCTCCGCCTAAAGCTTTGGCAGAGTTCCTAGCTAAGTCTAGTATTTGTGGCAATGCTCTAGCATTATCACCTAGATTTATAATTGCACTTGTAGATGCTTTTAATAGATCATCGACACCAACTAATCCTTGGCCTGATCTTTCAAGTGCTGATTGCAATTCTTGCGCATTAATTCCCGCTTGGCTTGCGAAATTTTCAAATTGTAATTGAGTTGCTTTAAGCTGTTCGCCAACTAACGAAAGATCAAATGCTTGCTTAACAGCTGTTCCAGCCGCTACAGCCGCCGCTGCAAATCCTGCAAATGCTAAAGGTATTTCTTTTAATTTATTAGTGAAGCTTCCAACAACATCACCATTCAACACATCGCCCAATGTTTGAGCGGTATCGTTAGCCTCATCACCAGTATCTTTTAGTTCTTTTTTAACTCTACCAAGGCCTTTAACTATTGAACCATCATCAAGTGTTATTTGTATGACTACTTCGTTATCTGCTGCCATCATTTACCTCTGACTTAAGATTTTAAACAACTCTTTGTTAGATATCGTCTTAGTCTTATTCTTAAATGGATAAGCCTTTTTTTCGAGTTGCGTGATTAGCTTTTTACGTGATTGATCATTTGTGTGAGGGTATGAATTAACTGAAATTTGAGACAACATATCTTGCGCCTCAATTGTAGTTATTGCTAGCCATAAATCATTGAAGTCATCTAGTGGAAGACTCCTAACATAATCAGGAGTCATTCCGTAAAACTTGCAAAACTTGGCTATTCTGTAGCCTTGTTCATCAATTTTTTTTTAGGATTCATTACGAAATTGACGAACTCAAAGAAATCATCAACATCCATTTTCTTTTGAGCTTCAATTGGCAAACCAAGATCAGCAAAAAAGTTCATATAGACCATCATGACGTTAGCTTCATTTGAATTTTTACTTTCATCCTGAAGCTTCTCAAGCTGACCCATATTTGGTAAGGCCATTTCGTAGACCTCACCAGATAAATTTACTTTGATCATTTTCTTTTTAGCTACAAATTCCATTCATTCCCCTAGCAATTAAGCATTTGGAATAGCTGAACCATCACCGTAAACCATGAAGTTAACATAGCTTGATTTAGATGAATCAAGATAAGCCGTTGCTTCCATTGGTAACAATTGCTCATCACCATTCAATGTCATTTCACCGAGTTTGATAAACGCTTTAGGCATTGTCAAGTCTTCAGATGCATCGACATTTTCAACATTTGCTGATGGACGTAAAACTAATTGAGTAGCCATGTCTTCAGTAGATTTGAAAAGATTTTTAGCTCCATAACCAGTTAATACACTTGATGCTGCATCATCAGTAACAACAGTGCCACCGTACATGTTAAATGCACGTCTCATGCTTGCATCTGATGTATCTTTTAATGAGAAAGAAACAGTAGCTTTAACACCTTTTCTGATCTCAGCTAAAACGAAATCACCAGTTTGTGGAGATGTAACTTCAATTGTAGAAATCTCTTGAGCAACTGTAACACCGTCATCTGATGTCGCGCCAAGGTCTTGTTGAACAGATCCAAATTTAGCAACAGTGATTGTAAACTTTGGAGAATCAGTAACATCTAATGCATTACGTGCTTCATATGCATAACCATAAGCAGTCATAACACACTCAATATGCTCAGCAGATGCAGTAGCATTGATCCATGTTAATGCACCAACGATTGAAGCTGTAGCAGTTGCAACAGCACTTGCTGAAGCATTTGCAGCGATAGCAATCGCATGTCCAGTTGCATTTGGAACTGCAGGATCTACACCACCACTTGCTACGTTAAACCAAAAGTAATGCTTAGCTTGTGTAACTGGCTCATGAATAACAAAATATTTGTTATTTAATGAACTAGCGACATCTGCCTTAGTGGTAATGCAGAACTCTTGATAAGTGTCCTTACCTAAAAATACGTTATGAATACCGATGTTGTATGAACTGGTATTACAAGCCATTATAACCTCCGTTAATTATTGTTATTTTTTTAATCAATACAAACGTGTATTCTTGCCTCAAACGTGAGCGCAAGTTCAACCACGCTGTCGTTAGTCTCGTCCTGAAATGGTCGTAAATCAAATGAATTTAATACGACACCCTTAATTCCAAATTGAATCTGGTCTTCAATATTCAATAATGAAGATATGATTTCCTCAGCCTTATCCATTGATGAGTACATTCTTGTCTTAACGTCTCTATATGCCTTAAGCCTAACGATAAGATTAAATGGAACTATCATTGTTACTTCTGCTTGTGATTTAGATTCCTGAAATGCCGTACCTAATGACCATTGATAACTACTATCTAAGATGGTAGCTGGAATGTTATCCAAACCAAAACCATCCTCCCACTCAAGTAATCCGAGTGTATTTAATTTAGCAATGAAGTATTTAGGTACATTTGCAATCATCTTCTTACTAAGTCTCCACTTTTAAGATTTGCAATATCAGTGCGATCTAATACAGCATCTCCATTAAGGTCCGCTTGTATTCTACCACGACCTTTTTTGATATTAACAAGCTCATAATATTTATCTGCTTTTTGACGGAAAATGTCATCTGGTCGATTCGTTAATCCCTCAAATATTAGGGCCAAGGTCCAGTATGCAGATAATTGCTTAACCTCTTCACTAACTAAAATATCTTTTGGTTCTAATCTTGATCCGTCGTTCTTTGTAATGTTCTGCGAATCTAACCAGTCGATGATTAAATCTCTAGCTGCTCTATGAACATTCATCCACGAGTTTCTACCTTGAGGAACCCACTTCAAAATATCAGGCTCTTTAGCAGTTAAATCTTGATCAGATGAAAATAAGTTATCAACAACATCTGTTACTACATCGATATCTTTAGTGAATGTAACAACAGATCCTGCAGTTATTTCTAAAGTTACTGTCTTTGTTCCAGCACTCGCATACTGCCAATCTAAATACCAATTAGCTGAATTAATAGGCAGTGATCCAGTAACATCAACGAATGAATCAGAACTACTAGGCTTTATTCTCACCTGTGTGATTGCTGCGTTGTCTTTGCTAATGTATGACTTAATAGCAGATAATCTTGTCTTGTCGTTTGCTTGAACTACATTCTCAAGCTCAAGGTAGCCAAATATTGCCATGTTGGTCAGCCTCCTCTAGTTGTTCTAACATTGATTGAACCTCTCTTAAGCCAATCGTGTCAATAGATTCATTGAACTCTGATCCAAAGAAGTTTTTCATAAACATAGCAACAAATTCAGAACATATTAGTGCCCTTTTATTGTTTAGTTTTATTAAACTAATTCTCTTATTAAGACCATGAAAAATTATCCCGATATAAATTAGTACAAGTTGTGCTAATGAATATGGTGTTCCTATGTATGATCTTAAATAAGAATGAACTAATAGTTCTTTACCTTTTGGTACATTAAAACAGTATTTTTTAACTGGTTGATAAAATGATTCAAACTCTGCATACGTCTGACATTTAAGCTTTGGATACTTAGCATGATAAATATATCCATTATAAGATATTGCATAATGTGAAAAATCAACATTCTCAGCGTCTTGTATTATCTTGCTTAATGGTAATTTATTTTTTGGTTTGCATGATATTAATTCTATAATCATGATGACAGCTTACCTATTATTTTATTTTTCCATATCGTTAATCTATCTGTTGTTACAAAAGGATTAATGTCTGAATATAAATTTGGATTCGCAATTAAATAATTTAGTATTTCGATAGTTACAGTTAATGATCCAGTATTTAACGACCCTTGTAGACTAACAGATCTGGTTCTACCTGGTAGCATATGCTGCTGTTCAAAGAACCCTAAAACTTCAGTCGTTTTATTTGATTGAGAAATGCCAAGCTCAATATTTTCAGCTCTTATTGTTATTAATAGCTCATCAACAAATGGATCAATACTCATCTTTAGATAATTATATAAGTAATCATATAATGATGTATTAACAAAATTATTAACAAGATTTGTACATTCATCTATTTCTGTTTGAATAAGGTTTCTATTAAAATATACTTCTACGTCATTACCTTTAATATTTAAGTAGTTATACAAAGAACCTATAATAACATTAGCCTTTATTTCTCTGATTAACTTTTCTGTATTGGTAATCTCTTTATTAACAGATACTACATTTATCATGATACCCTCCAAATTTCAGCTCTTATTAGATTTATGGTGCAGCTATTACCTGCTTCTGTTGCTACTCTTAACTCAATTGTATGCGTAGTAGATGATGCAAATTGCACATATACAAATTGTGAATAAACAATATCATCTGATGTATCTTTTAATTCTATTTCTAAAAAATTATCTAATTGTAAACCATCTACATAAACATAAAATCTCTGAGAATTTGAAGTGCTGTTACCAGTAAAGTTCCATTTTAAAGCTATTCGATATGTTCCTATTGGCTTTACTGAAGTTAAAAAACTACCAGCCACAACAGGTGATAAATAAGATACAGTAGTGGTAAAAGGCGTATTGTCTAAGAAATGTTCAAAACTATCACCAAATACTCCAGCTGTTGCTGTATTTGATGCGCTTGTTATTCTGCCTTGAGCATCGATAGTCAGCTGTACCCCTGTTGATGTTCCATATGTTCCAGGCGTTACTGATGTGTTTGCTAAGTTTAACGTAACTGAACTTGCTATATTTCCACCACCGCTAAGCCCAGTCCCAGGTGTAATGTTAACTGTAGTGTGATCAATATGCTTATTTGCTACATAATTTTGCAATAAATCATGATTAACACCAGATGGAATAACAGCGAATGAACCACTATTTCCAGCATCGTTATAAGTAAAATCTACGCTTGATGTATCTAATAAAAATCCACCTACTATATCTTGTACGCTTTCAGTTAAATCTGAAATTGTATTAGATAGCTGAGTCCCAGTATGGTTTGACCTCTGAATTGCATAAGCTTGTGCAGATGTTGCTGCTCCAATTGCATCATATGCTGCGTTTCCTTCAGCATTAGTAAGATATTGAGGATGTGGATCTGATGCAGACAAATGATTTGAAATAGCAGAACTACCAGTATCTGTATTTGTGATGACTAATTGATCTAATGAATCATTATAAACAGAACTAATACCTGTTCCTCCTAAAATAAAGGAACCAATAATATCTTGAACCTCTTCTGGAGTAACACCTGAAGATAGAGTTCTCGTTGTTTGAGTATCATCTTTATATTTTAAAGATGTTCCCTCAAGCCAAAAATAAGCTTCACCACTGCTTACAGTTTCGGCAGGCGAAGTTCTCGTCTTTAATAAAATTGCTTTGTTAATTGCTGCGCTCATAGAAAAACCAACCCTCCATCAATTTCCAAAAACCCATCGTTTTCTAGTGATGCACAAATCATGTGTTGATTTGATGGGATCAGTAAAGACTCATTTAGCTCAACCTTATGAAATGAAAAGTTTTTAGATGCTTGTGTTATGCCTAATTCAGTAATTGCCTGAAACAAATCATATTCAGTATTGTATCCATACTCAACACCATCTTTTTCAGTAATTACTATTTTAAAACTAGGCATCATTACCTCTAAACAAGGGGGCCGAAACCCCCTCTAATTATTAAGCATTTTTCTTAATGAATTCGACTTCAACGTGTAGATCTGTAGCATTTTTAGCAACGCCCAACTTCCAAACGTGTGAACCAGCTCCTGTTGGTACAGAAGATGTGAATGTAGTTCCATTCCAATAAACTGTCTGACCAGCTGTGAATCCTGATAACACTCCAGTAACCACAGTATCATTTGCTAATACTTTAATTAATGAAGATGCAGTCTCAGTAGATGCTGCAACACCAACAACACGCGCTGTATTTGTTAAAGTACCATAATCAATAACAGTGTTATTACCATTGATGTAAACTGGATATCCTTTAGTCACTCCACCTAAACCAACTGTGTATTCAACACCTTGTTGCGCAACTAAGCCGTAAAGCTCTTGTAAAGCTCCCTCAACTTCAGTTTGCGAAGTGTAGTTACCAGCGTCTGCAATTGGAATATCAACAGCAGAAACTTGGTTTGCACCTAAACCAAAATCAATATGAGTATCATTGATCCCATCAGCTTTAACTCTTAATGTGTCTGAGTTAATTTCTAATGTAGAACCATCAACATTTACTGATAAAACACCAGCTGAAAAACCAAGACCATTGCCAGCAGATGAAGCATCCAAACGAATATCCATTCCAACTTTAACTAGACCAGTTGATGCTGTAGTAGCTTCAAATGATTTAGCATCCCAGTTTGTTCCTGAGTACATATAAAGAACTGTTGGTTCATTATCTACAGAAACACCCATTCCGATAGTTGGTGATGTGAATACCCATGATGAACCATTCCATTCAGCAATCTTATCTTCTTGACCAGCAAAGGCACCTGTAGCAGTTGCAATTACTAAATAGCGATCGCCTGTAACTGGAGAACCTGGAGGCGTAGCTGTTCTGCTAATAACAGAATCTTGCCATTCGATACCGTTAACTACTGATGTGATTTGATCATCAACATATTTTTTATCAACGATTTGTGTATCAATTGTGAATGTTGGATGAGAAGCATATTTAACGATACCTGTGTAATCACGAGTACCATCAGCTTTTGAATAAATAGTGTGGTCATCATCACCAAGACCTGTTAATGCTCCATGATCTAATGATGAGTTTAAAGCAGAAACATTAATCAATGGATTAACATAGCCAGTAGCATCTGTTTTAACTGGCTTACCAGCATCAGAAACACCTGTAGTCGCTGCAATGTGCTCATTCTCCCGGAAATATCTAGCATCATGAATATGCTGATCATTCGCATCTGCACCATCAATTAAATCAGCAAGCTTTGTATCAGTTAATTCTTTAGTCGCAGTCTTAAAAGACAACATCTTAATAGAATCAGCCGTTTCGCTGTGCTCCTCTTGATAACCGTTTGTGTTAATATATAACACCTTAATATCTGACATAAATTAATCCTCCTTAATTTCTTTTTAATTCTCCAGAAATAGGATCATATCCCATTCCTTCGTTTTCGCTAAACCCATATTGTGGCCAAATTTCTTTTTGAAAATTTACAAATCCCTTTTTAAGGTTTTCGTAATAATTTCCTTTTTCTTTAAGTAACATCTTTTGTTTTTCAATCTTGTTATCTAAAATCATTTTCTCTAAAAGCATGTTCTTTAAAGATTGTTCTTCTAAGGCCATTAGAAGCTTAGCATTTTCAATATCTCTAGTAATAGTTTCTAATTGTAAAAGATGACCTTGGTCTAGGTGAGTTTTAATCTCTTCCTTAACAACTTCATTTTTAATCTCTTCTTGAACTAATTTTAATTCTTTTTGTTTTCTTCTTTTTGTAGTAGCCATCATTACCCCAATGCTATCGGCGTGTTAATTCGAACAAATATTTCGTCACCACCAAGTGAAAACCCACATACTGTATGAAATCCATTAGTGCGACGAGTATCCGTTACACCTCCAGTTTCATCTAAAAATAATGGAGCATTCAATGAAAATATATTAAATATTGGATCAGAAATAACACCGAATAAAATAATGGTAACAAGCTCACCAATAGCAGCATCATTTTCTGCAAACCCAGTTACTGTTGCCTCGTCCGTTGATAAAGATGCATCAGCTAAAGCAACATGTGTTGCAGATATACTCATCACCGCATCTCCACGCTGAATTGCAACACTTGCTGTCCTAGTTATGCTTAACTTTGGAGCAGATGTAACAGGACCACTTGATCCTCCAGTGCCAACTAGATCAAATGTACCCGTAAAAGGATTAAATTTGTAACTCATGAAATTGCCCCGTTAAGTATTTCTGTCTTAGAGGCATCAGTATAATTTATTGTAATCGTCTTCAGAACAGTCCCAGTGATTCCACCTTGTCTGAACTTATATATTTCTCTTGTTGCTGTTGGGTACTCAACGGTAAATGAATCTGAACTTAATGGGGCACCAAACACATCTTGTGTCGCAACACGTACGCCTGTCTCACCGTTAACATTTAAAAACTTATCAAATTCTCTATTCTTAATGTTATCTGAAAAGGGCATTATTCACCTGCCTTTTCTTTAAACATTGGATCATTGTTATCTACGTCCAAGAAAAACCATGCGATCCAATAAGGCTTTTTACCTGGTTCTTGAACAAACTGGATGCCAAAGTAATTGACGAATCCACCTAGTCTAGCATTGTTTCTAAACATAAGTTGGCGGAGTCCCTCAGGAGACCCCGCCTTAATATACTGTGGTATTTCAGTACCTCTGAAACCCAATCAATACCTCATTACATCTTAACGATTAGAGGAGATTGAGCAACACCAGCACCTAATTGACCTAATTGCATTGCTTTAACACCGAACAATTGATCGATAGCAACACGTTTAGCACCAACACCGTAAGCGATTTCTGGTTGTTCGCCCATCATTGGTTGTTTTTGGAAAGCAATTGCGATTGCTTCTTTTGACCACATGTAAGCTTTACCAGTTGCAACACCTTGGTGAACCATTACTGGCAAACCTAAGATAGTTCCGATTTGGCCATTAGGGATAACAGCTTGACCGTAAACTTGAGCTTCTTTGAATTCTGTGATTTTCAAGATAGCTTTCTCTTGATCTGGTCCAACTAACAATAATGATTGGCTAAGATCTGCAAAAGATTTAACCAATTGCTCACGTCCATCAAGGATCATGTCATAAGTAATTGGAGCAGCACCGATATCAAGGTAAGCAGCAGCTTCAGCAACAGCGATGATTTGCTCATCAACATAACGTGCATGAGCAGCAGCAGCGCGTTTTGCAAATTCCATTTGAGCTTCAATTGTTGTTTGAGCTTCATCCATTGAATCGATCAACCATGAAACGTATGCATTGATGTTAAGATCCAATTTATCAGCAGCCGCTGTAAGAGCTTGGATATCTCCAGCTGTAGCAGTTGCACGATTTTGAACTGTAAAACTGTCAAGCTTTGGAAAGCTAACAGATTTAGCACCTTTAACAGCAAACATAGAAACATCAGTTACGAATGGTAAAAGTTTTGCGTTAAATTTTAATTCTTTTTGAACTAAAGCAGCGATCAAATCTTGTTTAGTCGCTCCTAATTGAGTATTGCCTGTAATTACATCAGCCATTTTATTCTCCGTTGTTTTGTTATTAAGTTAATGCCTTTAGTGCAGCAGCTATTTCTTCTCTAGACATTTGCTCTACACTTTTACCAGCAACTCCACCTTGAGATAAATTTACATCTTTTGGCGCAGTCGCTTGTTTAGCAAATAAATATGATTTCTCTTTTTGAAGTTTTAAAATTGATTCCTTAATCTTCTCTTGGTCAATTCTAAAGTCTTCACTGATTTCGATGTTTGTCCAGTCACCGACTTTTAAAACATCATCAACAGCCTGAGGTATCACACCCATTTGCAAGGCAACATTCTTTGCTTCTCTACTGAATAGTTCTTGGCCAAAAGTTTTTACAATCTTTGTAGCCTTTTCCCTTTCAGCTTTTAGCTCGATCTGTGCCTTTTCAGCTAGCTCTTTCCACTTACCTTGCTCAGCAAGAGAAGCTTGTTCAAGCTCAGCTAATTTAGCTTCGTACTGTCTTTGTTTTTCTTGAGCCGCCTTCTTTTCAGCTAAGACTTTTTGGAAAGACTCGTAAGAAACTGATTCTTTCCCTGCTTCGCCACTGGCTACACTTGGATTCCCACTGGGATTTTGTTCTGCACTCATTCTAAAACCTCCCGATTTATTGTCAATAGTGCGTTAATAATAATTTCTAATTATCTGTTTTTGAAATAACTTTGCTAGACCTTCGTATGTATCCAATGATGATTCTCTTCAGTCGAGGAATCAATTCTTTTCGAACACCAATGAATGGACGACCTTGCTCCGCGACATATCTAGCGAGTCTTTCATTTTCAACACGATTTCCTATCTGAGATGTCTCACCATTCTTTTTTTTGTACGTATACTGTTGATGTATCCCTGTTGCTCTAATTACAAATTTACCTGCTGATACAAAAAATGATTGAAGTGAATTTAATAACTGACCTGAAACTGTCAAATTAGATCTACCAGGGGAAAATGCTTGATGCTTTTCTGAAGTAATTGTTTTTCTACGATCTTTCCATTCATTAGTAATTGAAGCCATCTTTTGTTCTAGTGGTATTGATTTACCCATGCGAGTCTGAACTTGTATGTCTTTGATGATTGTATCTGACAATTCCCTCATCAATGTTTGATTACGAATGACCTTTTCAAATGATTTACGAATATTATCTTCTACATTCTTTAAAGACTTATCATCAACACTAACTTTCATTATCACCACCAAATAGATCGCTCACACGAATAGCATTTATTAATCTTGCCTGATTATCTACTACTCTTGCTTCAGGTTCCTTTGTTTTAAGTTGATTAATCTCTGATTTATACTGTGAAAGTATCTCTTTAAGCTCTGTCTGAGTTAAGCCAATGAATTCCCGTTTATACTTACCCTGTGGAATAGTCGGATGACCTTTGTAACCAGTTTGATGCCCAAATGCTTTATCAAGCTGTGAGTCTTCAGCTATTCCAATCTTAATCTTTCCGCCATCTTCTTTCAGAACATCAATTGATCCAAGCATGTCTCCAGTTAAATCAAGATCTACTTGTCCTGATTTTCCTGCTGCTTTAAATGCCAATGAATCTTTATACTCATTCGAGTAGCTTTGAGCATTCCAAGGCTTACCACCAGGGCCGAGCCCCGAGTGAGTTCTGTCGATTGTATAATCAATTATATCCTGCTCGATTTTCCTCATAAGCTCGGGGTTTTTAGTAATATCAACTCCAGTAATTTCAACGAGATCTATCGTTTGAGATACATCTCCCCTAGTTACTGTCAGTCCTTTAATATTAGCCATTAACTACTGGCTCCTGAATTGGTTCTAGTTGTTGTTCTTTTTGAATTTCGCTATAAATTTCCTCAGCTTTGTCTAAAGAAACTTTTCTAACCTCTGCAATTTTCTCAACATCAGTCATTGTGCCCATTTCATACTTAGTACGAATGTTATCAAGCCTTTCAGTTTCTGAAACTACTGCTTGTGGCTCATTATATTCAACTATAACACTTGCTTGGTCTTCATTAATTGTAGAACATTTGTATTCTAAAACATCAGTGTTTGCATAAATATTTAAATATCTAATGATTAGTTTAAATAGTTTTTGTTCAACATCTTTAAATACATTAAAGTCTTCCTTTGCTGGCTCAAACATTTCAATCATTGCAAGCAAACGCTCTAATCCAGATGCGTACTTCTCAGCAGAACCCTTACCATTAACAGTAGATGGATCAAGACCACGAGATGTTAAGAATGCAGATAGTAGGTTTTCTAAGAATTGTAATGAACCTGCTAAGTCTGGCGATGGTGATGCAAACTGGAAGTCAGTTTCTACTGGAGAGTTAGGATCAACACCAAGTTTAATAATTTTAGCTGGTCCAATTTCCATCTCTTTAGGAATCATATCAGGATGACCTTTGACGATTGCTTGAGAGAATCCTTGCATACGTACAATCATACCTAAATCTGAATTAGCAGCATTATACTGAATAGTAAAATCTGTTAATGAACAGCCACATCTAACCCAGTATTCGTTGTCTTTATGTGAAGCAATATCAATAATTGGAATCATCATTAATTGGTTTTCTACATTCTCTCCACTTGTGATTCCACCGCGCTCATTCATAATGAAATTAAATTTCTCAGACCAAAGAGCAAATCTTCTAGTTGTTGATTTATAATCGTCAATGTCAGCAATCGTTTGGTTTTGCCCATCGCTTTCAATGTAATTAGATTTATCAAATCCACTGATCAAATAAGCCTCAGCAACTTCAGGATCAATTACCGATGGGATTGCATCTAACTGATGACTTAAAATAGTCTTAAGCTTTAGCTTTTTACCAACTGGTATTAAGTAAAGGTGATTCTGCTCTTGTAGTTTATAAAACTCATTCGCTCTCATGAGCATAGAATTAGCTTTAATATCGTTATAAATTTGCCTAACTACTTTCTCTTGGTCTTCAGTTAATCCAACAAATGTTCTCTTTGGTTCGTTCTTATAGATGCTTGCTTCTTTTTTAACGATACGTCTTGCAAGGTTGATTGCTGCGTAAATAGGCATTTGTTTTAAAGTGTTATCAGAATTGAATGTGGATAAGTAGGCTTTTACTTGAGACAAAAGTCTGTCTTTGAATATTTCATATTGTCCAAGACTGATTTTCTTTCGCTCTATATTCTCATTCGAATCTGTTTCATCAATAATTGATTTTCTAACTTCAGGATTTAAGTAGTTTAAAGGCATGAATTTCTCCTATAACAAATAGATCATAAATAATTTAATGCGAAGTGCAAGACCGAATTGGACTAAGATCTAGTATCTTCCATTACTTAGAACTGTTTTTGGTCTTCGATGTTCATATACTATGTAATAACCGAGAGCAGTAGTCACATGTTGAAAACTTTTCGAATCATCCTCAATGTAATCTGCATTCTTTTTTAACGCTGTCAGTCTCAACCCTTCATCAACAACCTTGGCATCTTGATAAACTTTTAACCTAACTTCGTTGTTTGAATTCATAAGGTAACTGTTAACAATATTGTGCCTATCTCTAACAGATGGATTGGCTTGCGGTACACACATTTCAATTTCTAGTTTCCTACCGCGCTTGTCTTTATAGTTTGCAAGAAACTGTTTAATTATGTCGTAATCAGTGCGAATTGAAGATGTCGACCTAGATTTTCCAGCAGCGTCTCCATAGACTCGTATTTTAACGCCGCTAATAGCCTCATTTATCGGGTTTTCAAAATAACCCCGAGCTGACATCTCTTCAAGTATTGCCTCTGTTCTTGCGCCCTCTATGACCACATCAGACGCTATATGAAATGTGCCATCAAATTGAGCAACCAAAGCACTCATAGGTTTACCAGCACCGATATTGAAGTCGAATGAGATATCAATTGGTCTGTAAGGATTAAGCTGATATTTAGATTTTACGAAATGAGTCTCTTTATTGTAAGAGTAATAGATTACATCTTTGGCTAGCTCTATCCACTTTCCGTAAAGCATTCGTTGAGCCATCTTTGGATCTAGATCACGCTTTAAATTATCAATATACCAAGGTGGCAAAAAAGGATTTTGTTCTGTTAATGAGTAGAAGACCTTTTTGTTAAATACATCAGCCTCAATCATCTCTTTGTATAAGTAATGATCGGGGGCATCTGGATTTGTTAGCATGAGATATATGTTTTCACGAACACCAGGTAATCGACCAATACGCATCTTTATAGCGTCGTAAAGATCTTTCTCTGATTCCGTAGCCTCTTCAATAACTGCCATACTTAACTCGAGTGATCTAAACTTTTCTAAATTCATATCATCATAGGAGTCACCGATGATTTGTGATCCATTGACTAATGTTATGGTCATCTCTGATTTGTTGTATGATTTAATAAGTTCTGGACTATCAGCTAGATGTTTTAAAATAACTTGCCAAAGAGTTCGCTTAAGGTCCTTCAGTGCTCGACGAACAACTAAGCATCTAGATCCACTATTTAGAATACAATGCGTAACAATTATATGAGCTGCACATATTGATTTGGCTGATCCTATTGAGCCAGAAAATAAAACCTCTAGTAGGCCATTAGAATAATCATATTTTCTAATATATTTAATTGCATCTAGCTGCCAAGGTACAATATTTGGATCAAACTCTGTAAGCGTAGGAGTAGACATCTAGTCATCTTTGTAAGCTAATTTTAATTTAATCTCATGTAGATCTATTTGTTGCTCAACCTTATCTGTCCAACCAGCTAGATTTTTTAAGCAGAATATAAGCATCGTTCTATCTCCAGATAATGCCATTTCTATAGCCTTTTGCTGTAATTTCGTCGCAGTACGTTGCAATCTAGATTGATGATATTCTTCAAAGGTCATTCCTTTTTCTTCTTTACATCTCCTTTGGATTGCATCTGTTGAAATTTCCAAATAATCAGCGCAGAATTTTAGAGTTACTTTAAATTGCAAAAGTGCATCTAATGTTTTCCAATCAACTTCTACTTTTCTAGACATTTCTAATCGCCTTCAACTCTTCATAAGTTTGACCAGTTGATTCTAGAGTTGCTTTCTTGCCTGTGTAGTTTTGCCATCGATTGATAATTACATCGCAATATTTTTCGTCTAACTCCATTCCATAGCATTTTCTATTTGTATTTTCGCAAGCAAGTAAAGTTGATCCTGACCCGCAAAAAGGCTCTAAAACAATTTCATTTACTTCTGACCCAAGCAATATACCTTTTTCTGGTAATTCTACTGGAAAACACGCTCTATGATTGTTTTTATCTTGAGAACCAATGTTACTTATTTCCCAGTGATTAAATTCTGTCTTAAATTGTTTTGATAAGTGTTTTCTTTCGCCATTTTTAAAGCAAAAAATAAACTCAAAGTTTCTTGTTAATCCATTAGATAATGGCATTCCTGTTTTTTTCCAAACGATAGTTTCCCATAAATTTTTAATAAAAGGATAGATAGACTCAATGTATTCAAATCTTGATTTTGCATTGTAGTTTACATTCCAAAAAATGAACCCATTAGTTTTTAAAAATATATTATTTAAAACTTGATGACAGAAATTAATATATTCTTCGCTTGTCCATTTATCAGTATTATTTTCGTATAATTTTTTGTTTTCTCCGTCTCCATAATCTAAATGCGTGTCTCCATTATAAGGAGGACTAGTAAAAACCATGTCTGCCATATTTTTATTCATTAACTTATCTATATCATCAATCATCGTAGAATCACCACACAATAAACGGTGGTTTCCTAATAACCAAACATCACCACGCGTAGTAATTGGATGAATAACTTCAGGAATGTCATCTTCATCTGATTTTGCTTCAAACTTTTCTATTGGTTCAATCACAAAGTCTTTAATACCAAGCATATCGATATCAAATTCAGGACCAAGATCAAGAATCTCTGTATTGATCTTGCTTAAGTCTAGAGTTGCCCAAGTATCTTTACCGATTGCATTATCTGATACTATATATGAATAGAGCTGAGCTTCTGATTCAAACTCTTGGTATATTACTGGTATTTCAGTAATTCCTAGTTTCTTTGCTGCTAAGATTCGTCCATGTCCAGCAACTATAAGGTTAGTTCCTTGTTGAACAATCACAGGATTTCTAAAGCCTTGATATTCAATTAGCTTACAAAGTCTTTCAATTTGTTCATCTGGATGATGGTGCATATTTTTTGGATGAGGAATTAGAGAATCTATAGATACAATATTTATTTCTTTAGAACGAATTTCTACTGATGACATACCACTGGCCCTCCACAGGAAGTTAAGTCTATTTTATTTAACAATGAGAAGAGATTCTATGTCAATTCAGTTTAATTGATCAATGTTTTTAATGAGTATTGAGAACTTACCTTGGTCTTTAAAGTCTACAATAATGATGTTATCTTCAATTAGTGTGATATTTGGTGGTATTCCAAACTCATCTTCACATGAGTCGAATATTTTAATAATTAGCTCAGAGATTGTTAGTGTTTCTATTTGCATGTGACACGCCTTTTGTTTTCACCAAATAAATTAGCTCATATCTTGTTGAAACATTCAAAGCTTTAAATATATTTCTTATTTTTAGGTTTAATGTTGGTAAAGATAAGTTTAGGAGTGTTGCAATTTCTTTATTAGCTTTCAAATCACATATAAGGTTAATGATTTTTAAGTCTTGATCATTCATCGATAGGAACCTGATAAAACGATACAACTTGCTTAACTGGAATACTGATCTCAGTTTTGATTGTGTTACCTTTGTCATCTTTATGCGTCGATGTCTGCATTTCATAGTGTGTCACTTGTTGCTGTGAATGGAGTAATAAACCATTGACTGGCTTAGGTTCATTCTCCATTATTCTGACTATTTTAGACTTCTGCATTCATAAATTAAACTAAGCAAGCAGGTGTTTGTCAAAAAAATGTTACTAAAATTCACTCGCATCTGCTTTTATCTGCTCAATTAAATTAACCAAGCCTTCATTGTCACTTAAATCACCATGCTTTAACGCTGACCTGCACTTATTGTAAATATCATTCATTGTAGACAAAGCATCAAGTCCGTTCATTAGTCGCTTAATTTCTTCACGTTGATCATAGTCTGATATGTCGAATGTTACTTTAATCATTTCTTCACACACCTTCCACATCATCAACTTCTCTCATTTTAACACAGCGAATTCTCTCTTCGCCTAATAATCTTGATTCTGCAAGCTCTTTTGTTGAATGAAAAGTCATCACATTATTGTAATAAATATTTACCCATATCTCCAATGGCTTCTCTTCAATTTCCCATTCTGCAAGAATTTCGGTTCTTAATATTGGAATAAGGAGATCTATTCCAAATTCAGGATAAAAGTAATTAATTTCTTTCCATTTATCTGCGCCTACCCTTCGCACCCTCGAATGTTCATTCGCTTTTATCGCTTCTTGGATTGTTACTGTCTTTTTCACTTCGCACCCTAATTAGTTTCTAAAAAATGATACTTTCCATAATTAAAAACAGCAATTCCATGCCCCATTTTTGTTGCAGTTGTTCCAGATAATGATATTTTTCCAGAATCAAGAAGTTCGATTATTTCTTTTTTTGACCAATCTGCGCCTATTAGCATTCCGTTTGGATTTATAAAAACGTGACAAGTATCGTTTATAAATTTCAATTTATTTAAAGCTTCATTTTTTTCCATTTCTCTCTCCAATCGTTACTTAAATTATTATTAGTAACATTTTTCATCTTTTTCGTTACTTAAAAACAAGCGACGAAGGTTACGGTATTTCTAGACACGCATACCTAGTATTTATTAATGTGTCTCACCAACGCCGCTTGAGTGTTACTTAAAATTCAAACAACCTTTAATCGCTCCAATGTGGTAGTAAACATTATTAATATGTTCTTTATTTAACTCAATATTTTCAGAATTTGTATTATCTAAAATCTTTTCAAACGAAATAAGTAAATGATTTATTGAAGTATACATCTGTTGATTTGCATCTTCTCTTATTGATTTGTTCAATCTTAAAATATGTTCTTTTTCTGCATCAATAGCAGTTCTACTAAACGAATTCATCCTTCTCTCCTTCAATCCGCTTTGTGCTGGGTTATTTAAGACTGATAACTATTTTTTGTTTCAATAAATAAATAATGATCATCAATACGAATCGCTATTCCATGGTTCATTTTTTTTGCTGTTGGTCCAGATTTGTATATAAATTGCGTTTTGTTAATTAAGTCAACTATATCAGAACGATTCCAATCGGCACCAATGATCATATAGTTTTTATTAGTAAAAGTATGTATTAATTCACTATCTGGAATAATTTCTAAAGCTTTTTCTTTTGTAAGAATATTATCGCTCATCCCACACCTTCCACATCTTTAATGGCTTGTCTTGCTCTTTATTTGCTTAACTATAAACATCATTTCTTTCGCATAAAACTCAAGTGCCTCTCTCAGAATCTCATTCTGCTTTTTAAGCTTTTCAATTTCACACTTGTCAGCATAATTCTTTGTAGCAGCCTCTTCCCAGTCTTTTTGTAACTTCTCAAAAGCTGCATACTCAATGACGTGAATAAATGGCAACAACTTATCTTTTGGAATTTCCGTATATACACTTGCACCCAACCAAGAACCAGTTTCCTCGCATAGTTCTTCTGGGCAAATAAAAAACTCTCTCGGTTTACTTTGTTCGCTCATTTCAAAACCTCATCGATTTGTTTTAGTGCTCTAACTGCAAACAAACTTGCTTGATCATCTATCGATTCAGGCAAGTATTTAATTTCATTCAAAGCATCTTTCGCAATTCTTAAAGCTTCTTCAAGCTTGCAATACTTTTCAAATATTTCTTTATCTTGTTCTGTCATTTAATACCCCACTGGAATAGTTAGACTAATCAACAAACAAACGATTAACGCAGTTAAAATTATCATCGTGTAAAATAGTTTATTCATTTATCATATCCTCGTTCATCGGTACATGAGTTGTGATCACGAATGTAATACTTTCACGCTCGCCGATCACTTTATGTGCATTGACCGTAAAGAAATAGCTGTCATCAATTCCAATTGCTTTTGATAGTCCATCAAGTGCTGCTTTGATACGATTATGATGATCAGTCTTTTTAACAGTATTTTTCTTTGTATAAATGCTCGATCTTTCAAAGATAAAGTAACAATCAACTTTTAAAACAAGTCCCTGGTTTATCGCTAGTTCCAAGGATTTTTGAATAGTATGTAACACATTCTCTTCTCGCCTTATGAATCTCAGAACCGATTGCTTGTACGATGTTGACTTGCGTGTGTGGATCAAACGAGCAAAACCGCCCACTTTTGCGCTCATTAAGCTCTGATTGACAGTTGGGGACATCGGAAAGTTGTTTACGATAAACTTCATATAGTTCCTTTGATTCTCGTTGAAACATTAAGCAGTTTGCTAAGTGATTAAGCTCTATGTTTTTAGTTAGCTCATTAGTATTAAGCACTTCGATTAAGTTGTCTTTAAATAAATCTTGCATTGTGTATATATGAGCTTTTTTAAAAACTGATATTATTTTGTAGTTAATTTTATCAATAAAATAGCACCATATTAAAAAGTCATAAAGTTCATTGTCAGGTAAAAATGTACGTTCACGTCTAAATGTTGATAGTTTAGAAGTAAGTATTGAGTGCATTTTACCAGTGTGTGAATTGTTATCTTTTTGAAGTTGTTGCTTAGCTAAATAGTACAGGATCGAGTATCTATACTCATTATTTTGAAAGACCTTAAAATTATTTAAGAACATTTCAACTATGTTCATTTTATCCCCCCGATAAAACTTATTTAGTTAATTTCATTCAATTCATCATTAGTTGGCAATTTGTCAGTGCTTGGCTTTATGTCAACTGGCTTAACTAGCGAGCGCATAATTAAGTCATATGCCCATAATGCGCCTGATTGAAAGCCCTCAGCATCTTGTTTGTTATAAGTTTGATTCAAAGTTGCAAAACGACCAGCTGCCAATTGTTTAAATAGTTCACGATCCACATTTATCATAGATTCCCCCTTAATTCTTGCGCGTACCTCACACACAAGGTTATATCTTTATCTGTAAGCCCCATATTTAAAATCAATAGCAATAACTCATCTGCGGTCATCACAGCACCGTTGTTAATCTCAAACAATCGATCGATGTCGATAGTCGTGAACTCACTTAGTTCATAGAATGTAAGCGAGTCACGTAGGCATAAGCCTTGAATTAATAGTCTTGGATAATTATCAAACTGCATGAATTATGACTAAATTAAAATGATTAAAGTTTCAACAAATGAAGTATTACATTTCAGTAATGTTACTTGAAGCCAGCATCACGCCAATGTTTTTCTGCGGCTTTTTTTACTCTATTGAATTCATAAACTTTATTCATAATTTTTGTATTTATTTTGATATCGTCATCATCTTTTTTTATTTCTGGATTAAAAAATGAGTCAGGAATATATTCTTTGTTATAAACTCCACTCAAAGCATTATCCCATTCTGGGATTTTAACTTCATTTTCAGTCAACATGCCGCAATCGCATCTCATTAAAGATTTAAAATTGTCTGGTGTTTTATGTGTAATTTTTACAACTCCAACATCTCCACATTTTGTGCATTTAAATTGCGTAGCTTCAGTTTTATCATCTATTGGTCCTTTTTCTGACCACCATTTATTATTTTCTTTATAATATCTTGATCTCCAATCCCTGGCAGCATTAGCAAAGTCTTGAGGAAGTGGTGTATTCCTAAATGTATCAATCATTGTATCGATAATTTCTTTAACTGCGTGATCAGGCAAATTCGATATATGTGAATAGCATCTATCAAGTCTGCTTTTGGTGTTAAGCTGCGCAAATGTTTGAGTTAGTTGATCGATTAAATAAATATGCTGTTTTTTAATAAATATATTTTCTTTCATATTTTCCCTTAATCAACAGCGGTAACAAAGTTCATAATGCTTTTTTTAGTATCAAGCTTCTTTCTATATGACTCCCAACCTCTGTTTAGCCAATTGTTTATGAATCTTTTGAAATCTTTTCTAGGTGCTTTGTGTTTATTAATCATTAACCAGGTTTCAATTTGTTTTAACTCATGCGTTACAAATTCATGTGAATATATCTCAATCCATTTTTCATAAAGATTTTTCTCAACTTCAATTTTAATATTTTTAAATAAAAATAAAAATATTAGATCTTGCTCGGTAGTAGTTTTTCCTACTACTGAGCTTATATATTCTTTATCTTTATCTTTATCTTTATCTTTATCTTTATCTAGGCGCGCATTATACGCGTTACTAGCGCGTACCGTGCGCGCAGATTTAGAATCTCTATTTAGTAATTTCAATAAGATAGGAATTTTAAATTCAAAGAAAGTTCCGTCATAATTAAATGAAAGTAGACCGCATATCTGTCCTGTAACTAATACGCAACAGATACTGGATGGTTTTGCACGTGTTACAGAGCAAACCACGCGCCGATGCAGACGGAATACAGGATCAATACACGCATTGTCTGAACTTAAAATATCGTATAATTTTTCAGCACATAATTCGTAAATTGTATAATAAACGAATGGACCAAAATATCCATGCTCATCTAACAACATTTGAACTGATTGACCTCTATGATTATCACAAGCATGCTTAAACCAGATCATTTTTTATCCTCTTTAAACAAATCTAATGAATGATCATAATCAATATTTATATTTTCAACTTTAATTAAATTTAGAGCAATTAGTAAATTAATAGCTCTTTCTATATCAAAGAATTCAAACTGATCATCCCATGATACAACTTCAATAAGTTTAATCAGATCAGACAATTTAATTTTATTCATATTCCCCCCTGAAAATTATTTACAAAGGGTGATTAAAACAGTATGAAATCAATTAAGACTTTCATCGGTGTTCGCTTCACCTTTGATTAGTTAGAAGCCCGACCACGAAGTCGGGTTTTGTTTTTTTAGTCTTATTAAATAAGTGTGTCAAATAAAAAGCCCAGGCTTTCGCCCAGGCTCAAAAGGAATCTTTTTGCATCATTGATAACTAATGCTATTAAACTATCCGTAGTGTTTCAACAATAATTTCAGTCATATATCTAGTTTGACCGTTTTTATCTTCATATGAGTAAGTGCTTAATTTTCCTTCAACGTAAACATCAACGTCTTTTTTAAGTCGATCTATCAAGCCAGTTGAGACCACCCAATCACCAAAAAGTTTGCAGTTGTGGTATTCGTTCTGCCATTTAGTTTCCCCGTCTTTTTTATAACTTTCAGATGTCCTAACAACTAACTTGGTCATTTGCTTATCATTAGTTGTGGCTTTTGTGGCTGCATCCTCTTGTAGCTTGCCTATCAATATTACTTTATTTATCATTACATTCCCCCTAGAATGGTAGCCCCTCTGGCGTGTTAGTTTCTAAATGCTTACATAGCTTATCATATTCAATCTTATTCAGCGTTGACACCTCAGGCTTATTAAAACCGTCTTTAGACAAGTTTATTACTTCTTGCTGTGAAAACCCCTTTGCTTTTGCAATTGCCCATAAACGCTTAACCTGAGCCTCTGAGATCATTGGTGCTTTTGCTGCATAATTATTCGGTTGATGCATAACTTTGTCTTTTTGCGTCACTGTGAATGATTCATTCTTTTCATTGGTGTCATTCGCGTCGATGTCATCACTTCCTGCAATCCCCAAGATCCCAAGCATTGCGTATCGTTTTGCATACGTGAACAAGCTTCCCATCTCTTGCATATTATTTGGAGATCCAATCACAGGCGTCGGTATGACTTTCGATTGTCCTGATTCGTGTAACAATTCAGTGAATAAACAAAGACCTCGATCATCACGAGTAATGTGTTGTTGAAAGCTAATCCCATTCGATGCAAGCACTCGTCTTGCCTCATCTAATACAGCTTCAAGCGGCACATAGTCGAACGAATATTCTCCCCCAGACTTAAGTCTAACTTTACTTGTTGCTGACTTTTCTAACTCTTTAACTTCTTTCTGTGCCTTCGCCAACGCTTTAGCTAGCTCTTGATTGTCCATCGATCACCTCATTTTTTAATGTATGTTCTTAAAGTTTTAATTACTTCTAATTGAGCTCCGTCAATTTTCAAGCCACTTTGCAAGTCTTGTAAAATTTTCTCTTTATCTAAATTGTACGATGTCACTGGGATTAAATACTCTTCTGGGATCATAGCTTGATCACCAACAACTACCTTATCCTTACCCTCAATGAGTTTAAATCTGAATGTCTCGCCGTCAATTTCGTTTACATTAAGCATATTCATCATGTACTTGATTCGATCTTTTAAGCTATCGCTTGAATTTTCAAACACCTTACGAGCTTCGCGAGCTTCATTTTCAAGCTCTTTAAAGTATTCAGCACGTTGCTTTAAATGATCAATATATAACTTATACTTATCGACTTTGACTTGAAGATCTTTTTGATTAAGAGCTAGTGCATTCTCAACTTCTTCATTAAGCTCACCGCCACTTTCAATTAATAATCGATCTAACTCTAAAAATTCATTAGTGATTTGAATAAGTGATTTACTCATTGTCTGGCTCCCTTTCATCAAAGTTACAATATCGATCTGCTGTAATATTTTGTTGGAATTCTTTTAAGACATCAGGATGTAACATCTCTGAAATGTCTATGTCTGAATCAATCGCAAAGACTTCATATATCTCAACAACATCAACATTGACGTTGTATCCAATAATAAACTCGCCATAGACACCATATTCTTGAACTGTGTAATATTCTGCATTAGTGCGTTTTTTCATATCGATCACCTCTAATTTAATCAATCACCTATGGTTATATAATATCAAAAGTTGCTAATGCTTTAAATAGAAAATCTGAATGTGATGAATTTGTAATGATTTCGCTTCATTTTGATGCAATTTTTACAAAGGCTAGACCATCCTTGGTCAGGCCTTGCATATTGAATGGATTTGGAGTGATCGATCTGTATATATTTTAGATAGTTGTATATATTTTATGCAATAGTTATTTTTTTAAATCATAAATAAAATGTGCAAAGTTTTCACATATGATCTCTT